CAGGTAGTATAGTAGGTAGATCATTAACCCAAGATGGAGATCCTAATAGAGGTAAAGTTCCTATTCAAGAATTACAAACTTCAGCCGCAGGAAATAAATTACAAAGCTTAATTACTACATATAATTATTATCTACAGATGATAAGAGATGTGACCGGGCTAAATGAAGCAAGAGACGCTAGTACTCCTGATCCAGAGGCATTAGTTGGTGTACAGAAATTAGCAGCCTATAATTCTAATGTGGCTACTAGACATATTTTAAATGGTGCATTATATCTAGGAATCAGAGTGGCAGAAAATATATCTTTAAGATTAGCAGATTGCTTAGAGCATGACCTATTAGCTGAGGCTTTAAAATCATCTATTAGTACTTTTAATGTAGAAACATTAAGTGAAATTAAAAATTTAAACTTACATGATTTTGGTATATTCTTAGAACTAGAGCCAGATGAAGAGGAGCGAATGCAATTGGAGCAAAATATTCAAATTGCTTTACAGACCGAAGGTATTAATTTAGAAGATGCTATTGATATTAGACAAATTAATAATGTTAAATTAGCCAATCAATTTCTAAAATTAAAACGTAAGAAAAAACAACAAGCATTACAACAGCAACAACAATTGAATATCCAATTACAAGCTGAATCAAATGCTAAAAGTGCTGAACAAGCTGCAATGTATGAAGTGCAAAAGCAGCAGGCAGTAGCGGAAACGCAATTACAAATAGAACAAGGAAAAGCCCAATTAGAACAATTAAAAATTGAAAAAGAGGGGCAGATCAAAAAAGAACTAATGCAGTTAGAATTCCAATACCAAATGGAATTAGCTAAGCTTAGCAATCAAGTTACAGCTGATAAAGAAGCTGAAATTGAAGATCGTAAAGATCAAAGAACTAAATTACAAGCTACACAACAAAGCGAAATGATAGCCCAAAGACAGGATGATTCAATGCCAATTAATTTTGAAGAGGCACCTGGGACATTAGATAATTTCCAGTTTGATTCTGGAATGGTGTAGTATTTATTAATTTTTATTATATTTTATTATGGCAAAAAACAAAGACCATGGTACTTTGAAAGTTAAAAAGAAAACTATCAAAGACCAACTGGACGAACAACCAGTAAAAGTAGATTTAAAAGAAAAACAAGGGGAGGTAGTAGATACCACTCCTACTAAAGTAGAAATCAAAGAAGAAAAAGATGCCGTTCAAGAGCAAAGCCCAAAGAAGGTGGATGTTTTGGAAGTATCCGGAGATGGCGAAACTGTGGGAAAAACACACGAGGAGCCCAAAGAACCTACCGGAGAAGGTGAAGAAAAAGTAGAAGAAGATTCTACTCCAATTGTAGAAATTGGTGAAACACCAGAAGAAACATCACAGCCAGTTAAACAGGCTGGTCCACAAATGGAATTACCAGAAAATATACAAAATTTGGTTAATTTTATGAATGAAACTGGGGGAACCCTAGATGATTATGCGAGATTAAACGCTGATTATTCAAAGGTTGATGATGATACTTTATTAAAAGAATATTATAAAAAAACTAAACCACATCTTAATGATGAGGAAATTAGTTTCGTCATGGAAGATAATTTCAACTATGATGAAGAAGAGGATGCTGAGCGAGACATCCGTAAGAAAAAACTCGCTTATAAAGAAGAAGTAGCTAACGCTAAAAAGTTTTTAGACGACGTTAAGGACAAGTATTACCAGGAGATCAAGTTGAGACCCGGAGTGACTCAAGAACAACAAAAAGCTATAGAATTCTTTAATCGTTATACGAAAGATCAAGAACGCGCTACTAAGCAGCACGAGGATTTTCAAACACAAACTAAAGAGTTATTTAATAAAGATTTCAAAGGTTTTGATTTCAATTTAGGAGATAAAAAATTTAGGTATGGTGTTAAGAATGCTGACGAAACTGCTGAAGCCCAAGCAAATTTACAAAACTTTGTAGGAAAATTTTTAGATGACAAAGGAAACATAAAAGACGCAAAAGGTTATCATAAAGCGCTGTATGCTGCTAGGAATGTAGATACTTTAGCAAAACATTTTTACGAGCAAGGCCAAGCCGATGCTGTTAAAGATGTAGTTAAAAAGTCTAAAAATATATCTCAAGAACCGAGGAAAACTCAATCTGGTGATGTATTTGTAGGTGGAATTAAAGTAAAAGCAATTAGCGGTAGTGATTTAAGTAAATTAAAAATCAAAACAAGGAAATAACAATTAAAAACAATTTATTATGCCTATTACTCCACAATTTGGCGGTTTAATTCCTACTCAAGCTCAACAAATAACTTCAGATAGTTATCTAAGTTTCACTGACGGTGCTAATGACTTTGCTCAACAGTATCTTCCTGAAATTTATGAAGCTGAAGTTGAAAGATATGGTAACAGAACTTTATCTGGATTTTTGAGAATGGTTGGAGCAGAACTTCCAATGACAAGTGACCAAGTAGTCTGGTCCGAACAAAATAGACTACATATTTCATATGATGAATGTACATGGGTAAGCCAAGTTGGTAATGCAACAAGACTTACTTTAGATTCAACAGCAACGCCTGCTGGACCTGCTGGTCCTATAGCTAATGTTATTACACCAAATATGACGGTTGTAATAATGCCTAAAACAGCTGGTGCTGCTGCAATAAAAGCTTTTGTTGGTGCTAGTCAAGCTCCACTTATGACTATTGACGTCTATGCTTATGATGCAGCTGCTGTGCCTAATGATCCTAACGGATATAAGGTTTATGTTTATGGATCTGAGTTTCCGAAAGGAAGTCAAGGTGTTCAAGAAAACATCACTCCTAATTTCACACAATTCAACAACAAACCTGTTATTATTAGAGATAGATACGTAGTATCTGGATCTGATACTGCTCAGATTGGTTGGGTAGAAATTTCTACTGAAGATGGTGCTTCTGGATACTTATGGTATTTAAAAGCTGAAGGTGAAACTAGACTAAGATTCGAAGATTATTTAGAAATGGCTTTAGTTGAAGGTGAAAATTCAGTTGCTGGTAATGCGTTCTTTGATGAAGCGCAATTAGGGTTATCTGATTTCAACGCAGTAAATGCTGAAATTCTAGGTACTCAAGGTTTATTTAGTGCAATTGAAACAAGAGGTAATGTATTTGCTGGATTTACTGGCGCATTAGCTGATTTCAATGAAATTCTAGAAAACCTAGATTCTCAAGGTGCTATTGAAGAAAACATGCTTTTCATGAATAGAGCTAATGAGATCGCTGTAGACACAATGCTTGCTTCTCAGAACTCCTATGGTATAGGTGGTACATCTTATGGTGTATTTGAAAACTCTGAAGAAATGGCACTTAACTTACAATTTACTGGTTTTAGAAGAGGTTCTTATGACTTCTATAAAACTTCTTGGAAATATCTAAACGACGCTTCTACTAGAGGTGGTTCTGTTGGATTTACTACAGGTAGTGATGTAGGTGGGGTGTTAGTTCCAGCTGGTACTTCTACTGTTTATGACCAAATTCTTGGTACAAACGTTAGACGTCCTTTCTTACACGTAAGATATAGAGCTTCTCAAACTGATGATAGAAGAATGAAATCATGGATAACAGGATCTGTTGGAGGTGCTTACACTTCTGATCTTGATGCTATGGAAGTTCACTTCTTATCTGAAAGATGTCTTTGTGTACAAGCTGCTAACAACTTTGTGTTACTTAGCTAGTATTATTTAAATAAAGAGTTAGGGTACCTTCGGGTACTCTAGCATCTTTATATTTTTAATTATTTAATTATATTATATCATGACAAAAACAAAAGAAAAAAAGACCCGTTCCATTGAAGAGGGATGGGAAATAAAAGATAGACATTATTATCTAACAAGTAAAAGAACACCTTTGACTTATACAATTCCATCAAGACACTCAGATAGAGTGCCTTTATTATGGTTTGACGAGGAAAATGGAGAGCAAAGAGCTTTAAGGTATGCTAATAACCAAAATTCACCACTAGTTGATGAACAAAAAGGGGAAGTTACATTAAAGCATATTGTTTTCAGAAATGGGACATTGCATGTTCCTAAGCAACATCAATCTTTACAAAAGATGCTTTCACTATATCATCCATGGAATGGAGTAAAATATAGAGAACATAAACCAGTTGAACAAGCTAAAGATGAATTAGCTTCTATTGAAGTAGAAATTTTAGCTTTAAATGCTGCAAAAGATATGGATATAGACCATGCTGAAGCTGTTCTAAGGGTAGAAAGCGGATCTAATGTAACTAATTTAACTAGTAAAGAAATTAGAAGAGATGTTTTATTATTTGCTAAACATTCACCGAGTACTTTTATAGCATTAGTACAAGATGACAATGTTCAATTACGGAATGTTGCTATTAAAGCTGTAGAGCAAGGAATTATTACTTTAGATAATAAAAACAAAGATTTTAAATGGGCATCTAATGGGAAGAAACTTATGAAAGTTCCATTTGATGAACAACCTTATTCGGCTTTTGCTGCCTTTTTAAAGACAGATGAAGGTATAGAGGTTTTTAAATCTATTGAGAAAAAACTAGTTTAATAAATAATAATAAGGGCGGATTCGTCCGCCTTTTATTATAATAAATACAAAGAATGGCTATAAACGTAAATACTGTATATAGAACTGTTCTGTCAATTTTAAATAAGGAGCAACGTGGTTATATGACTCCAAATGAATTTAACAGAACCGCTACTCAAGTACAATTAGAAATATTTGAAAAATATTCTGATGATTTAAATCAACAGTTGAGATTTCCGCAAACTGATGTGGATTATGCGAATAGACCAGAAAATATAGATGAGAAATTAGCTATATTTAAAACCTCCGGCCCATGTATTTATAATGCGGTAGGGGGATTTTATACTATGCCTATTACAGATGTATATGGCAATGCAGTTACTTTTTATCGTTTAGGAACTGTTGTATACACTAATGAATATGGAGTATCAACCGAAGTACAAAGGTTAGATAGAAACGATTTTTACTACACAGAAAACTCTCCATTAACCAAATCAACAACTTCATTTCCCACTTACTTATATGAAAGTAGAGACCAACAAGGATCATCATTAATTTATATTAATCCTACAACTATTACATGTCCTACTTGTATTAGTGTGGATTTTCTAAGAAAACCTTCAGATGTTAGATGGGGTTATACTCTAGGAAATGTAGGTCAATATTTATATGATAACCAAATTTATGACCCTAACATCAGTACAGGAACAGAGGGATCAACTGATTTAGAGTTGCATGTGTCTGAACAAACTGAAGTGATTTTAAAAATATTAATGTATGCTGGTGTTATTATAAGAGACCCTGAAATAGTACAAGCTGCAGCACAACAAGCAATGGTTAAAGATCAAAATGAAAAAACTTAATAAATGGGATTAATAAACGAAAGCAATAGACAATATTACATCGGGGCACAGAGTTTTATAGCTACCGGAGTTGTTGGAGAAACATTTACTGCAACCTTTGATACAAACTTAGTATTTGCAACCTCAGATCCTACGAATGTTAATTGGCCTCTTAATAATTTTTTATTAGAAAGAAGCACTGATTTAGGAACTACTTATACCCCTTTTTATAATACTTATAATGTTGTAGGAAATACTATTGAAATTACAGGAGGTTTAAATGCTGGAGATTATTTAAAAGTACAATTAACAGAACAAACAGTTTGGAATAATAATGGTGGATATGCTTATACAAAATTAATTGATGCAGTAAATAACTATATGGTGGCTTATGTAGGACCAGGTAAATTAATTCCTAGTGCAAAAAGAACAGATGTAATTTTTCATGCTAAAAGAGGTTTGCAAGAATTTAGTTATGATACATTAAAAAGTATTAAATCTCAAGAATTACAAATACCAGATAGTTTATCTTTAATTATTCCACAAGATTATGTTAATTATGTAAGGTTATCTTGGAAAGACCAATTAGGAGTATTACATACAATTTATCCTAATAATGGTTTAACTGAAAACCCTTATCAATCTCTTGCTCAAGATGCTATAGGTGTTCCAGTACAAGACGCTTTAGATGAAAATTTAGAAACGACTTCTTTAATTGAACGAGCATGGAGAGTTGCTAATGACAGATTAATTAGCGGATGGAATGGAGATTGGTGGAGTTTTTATACAGACTACTTTAGCAATCCTTATCCTTTATATTGGAATCAAATAGTAGGTCAAAGATATGGATTAAACCCAGAGACTAGTCAATGGAATGGTTGGTTTGGTATAAATGAAAGAGAAGGCAAGTTTAGTTTCTCAAGTAATTTACGTGGAAAAATAATTTTGATAGAATA